CAATTAAGAAAGATGGCAGATAAAGCAATATTAGAAGGCGAATATAAAGTTGCTTACAATATCGAAAGAACTATTGACGAATTAAATGAGGTAGATATCCTATGCGAATAAACAAATCTATAGATTCCGAAATCTTTAATAATTATGTTGAGATTTTAAAATCTTTTTCTGAAAAAAGAAATCTATCAAAAACTGCCGGAATTAATCCGCTTATTGGTAAAACTCCCACAAAAGCTCTTGAGTACCTTACTGGCATCACAAAAGGCTCAGAAGAATTAAAGGCTGGTATTTTAAATTTATTCGAAGGACAGCCATTTTCCGCAACTCGTACGTCTAATAATACTACTGGAACTAATTTTTCTAAATTTATTTATAAACTTAAAGGCATTGACCTTGATCCTAGCAGGGGGGCTTCAGTAATTGAGGATTTCCTTAAGGATGCACTCAAAACCTCAGGTGCACCTGTAGAATCTTATGATGAAATTTTAAGAATACTTACTTCCAATGATCCAAGGGCAGAACTACAGAAATTACGAGGTTCCGCAACTCCCGCAGTCACAAGCGAAGCTCCGGCTGTAAAGCCTCCAGAAGCTGAGGGGCCGTCCGTAAAGCCTTCGGAAGCTAAGAAGCCTCTTGACACAGAAACTGGTAAGCCTGTTGATATAGCAGGCTTATCCGAAAAGGCATATTATAGACAGATGTATAAGAGTCCAGGTGCAGCCACATTTGGAGTAGCCACGTTTTATGATGATATGCTGAGTAAGAAAAAATCATCTGATAGCAATATTAGTTCCCTTGCGGAAAATGCTGCTAAAAACTTTTTGGGACTTACAGCTGACGGCAAGCCTGTCGAGTTTGAACAGTTAAAAAAAGAATTAATTTCTATTATAAAAGCCAATGCGGATGAAAAAGAGTTATTAAATTTATTTAATAGATATTCAACATCAATTCCTGCGGATGGAAAACCTCTTGCATCAGCTGGTATGCTAAAAGTAGAGCCACCTCCAGTAACCGAAGAAGCAAGTAAGGCTAAAGATTTAGGACGATTGACTGAAAATATGCTTCAAACTGAAAATGAATTTGTAGAAGGTTTAACAGATGATATTTCGGGGCTTATGGAAGGTTTCAGGAAAGAACTTGAAAATAATAAAAATCCTAGTAAAGAAATACTAATCTCAAGTGTACAAGAAGAAATAAAAAATTGGATGGAGACAATTGGTGGTCAACGTTCAAATCCAGGCAAGCAGGGAAAAATATTTAACGAGATTCAAGCATTAATTCAATCTCCAAACTTTTTGAAAATTGATTTTACAGAATCTGTAAAAAATATAATCAGAAATATTCAATTTAATGAAGCAAATAGAGCTCAAGTACTTATATCTGAACCTATAGTTAAGGTTGTTAAAAAGAAAAAAGTAGATATTAAAGATCCTCAAATATTACAATTATCTAGAGGTTTATCTAGTCCCAAAGCTGAAAGTGAAATTAGAGAACAACTATCCAAATATTTGGGAAGAGAAATTACCGATGCTGAAATAGAAGAGTTAAAAAAGACTATTATTGTGGACGGACCTAAACCTGGAGGCAAACCAGGTATTGCTTCTAGACAGGTTAGCGAAGAATCTAGAGCAATGTTTTTTTACAAACTTAATGAAATAAAAATGCGACAGGTAGAGGCCGCAAATCAAAACTTCAAAAGAACTGCAGACGAAGTTAAAAATCAAATTATTCTAACACCAATCAATGTATCTAGCGATGGAAAAAATGCAGATCAAGTTGTTAATGCTTTAGCCATTACAGTTCAGGATGGAGCTAGAAAAACCGAAGAATCATTAAATCAATTAGTTTTAGTATCAAAAGGTTCTTCTCCAACTTCCGGAGGGCCAACCGTAACAACTGGTCCTGGCTCTTCTCCAACTTCCGGAGGCCCATCTGTAACAACTGGCCCTGGACCATCAGTTGGTGCACCCGGAGGTCCAACCGTAACAACTGGCCCTGGTGTTTCTACCACTCCAGGAGGTCCATCTGTAACAACTGGGCCTGGCACTCCCTCAGTTCCCGGAGGTCCAACTGTAACAACTGTTCCTGGTACTCCCTCAGTTCCCGGAGGACCATCTGTAACAACTGGTCCTGGCCCTTCTTCGATTCCTGGAAGTCCAACCGTAACAACCTCAGTAACTCCTGCAACAATTTCTGATATCGATGTTGACGATCTGACAGATGAAGTAGTAGATACTATTGATGATAATTTAAGTGAAATTCTAGAACGCATTTCTAGACAGCTTTCTGGCATGGAGGATTCTCTTAGAAGAATCAATGTAGATAGAGTTGATGTAAATAGCGTTTCTCTTTCTAATTTAAATAGTGCAATAGATAGGATATCAAGAATTGCAGATGATGCATCTCGTACAATCAGATCTGGTGATTTATCATCTGCCGCCAGAACAGTAAGGCAATCTTACTCAAGCTTGCTAAAAATTCTCGGAATGCTTGGCGTCGGTGTTGCTGGCTATGCCTTATATACTTATGGGCCATCATTGTTTAGCGGTAGAGGTTCTTCCGATGGTGCCGGAAGATCTGACACTGGAGGAACTGGTGCCGGAGGAACTGGTGCCGGAGGCCCTGGAGATAAAGATAAAGAAAACATTCCAGCTGCAAAGGGAGAAAGTACTGACGTTGATGATGTTCCACCAGAAGTTATTGCACAAAGAGGAAAGGGGGCTCAAGTAATAGAGTTGGATCCTCCAGTAACTTTACTGGGTACAACTTTTACTTATGTAATCTCAAAGAGCCCAGAGAGAAGAAATCCTGGTTCCGTCAGGCTTGTTAGAGATGAGTTAAATCAAATTAATGGTATAATTGAATCGCAAAGAGGCCCAAGATATAGAATAAATCCAGTTGTTATTCTAATGGAAAGAAAATTTCCAGGAATAGATTTGGCACAACTATATGAAAAATTCAGATCACTTTCTAGTAATGATAAGATTATTTATTTTAGCGAAATTTTTGATTTAATGTTAAATAAAGATCTTGCAACAGCTGGCGGACAAGCCAGAACAAGAAAGATTCAAAGAATGGGTCCTGAGTCAGTTCCTGGATATGGAAGAATTAGACCCAGAGAAAGACGTATGAACTTAAATCCAAATAGAGTAGCTTCCTTGGATTATGGATTTGATAATGATAATTTCTCTGCTAGAAAAAATCGTTTACTTAAATTAGCAGCATCTATTGGAGCATTTGGTGATATTGTTTCTAACTTCTTTAACAAAATTACCCCAACCAGTTTGCATCGAGAACAAGCACAGCAAGTCGCAAAGGTAATAGGCGAACCAAGCGCTTCGGCTGCTGCAAGATTAAGAATAGATAAGTGGGATGCAGCAATTAGTTCTGATTCAGTAAAAAAACTATTAACTAATGGCGAATCAGATATTAGAGTAATATATAATTCTATTTCTGACGGCCTTATGCTTAAGGATATTAGTGATGTTGGAGATATCAAGAGATTAATCCAACCTAGACTAAAACCAGAATATAGAGGTAATATAAATGAGATTACTGACGCTTGGGTTTCTTCGGATCCAAGAGCTCTAGATAAGCTTGCAGATAGACTAACTGCCTCTGCCGCACCTACTGGCGCAGCTCCTGCATCTAGAACCACCTCTACTAGCGTAACTCCTGAGGCCAGTCCTGCTGCATCAAGAAGCAGGGGAGTGACCACCCCTGCTCCGGCAGCTGCTAGCTCGAGAAGACTTACTGAGGAGGTATCTGAAGCCTTGGGCGGAGGCAAACAATTAGATGCTGCAGGTCGTGCAGAAAGAGAAGCTCTTTTAAATAAAAAACTGCTAGAATCAGAACAGTCAAAAAGAGAGTTGTCTAAACTGAGATTTAGTTCAAATATTCCAAAATATGTTTTAATTGCAGGCGCAACAGTTGGCGTTGCAGCACTCTCTTACCAGCTAATGGGTATGGATGTTCTTAGCGGAATTAGAGAGATGTTTGGAGATTCTGCAACTGATGAAGAAATTACCAATGCAGCAAAGGGAGTTTCAGAATACCGCATCTCAGAATCTGTAAAACTAGCTTCTTCAGGAAAAATTGATGAAGCTTTTGATCTTGTAGATTCTTTAGTTGGAGATGAAAAACAAAGAGCTTTAAATAGTCTAAAGAATTATTTTGGCAAAAGATATTCTATAGAGCTAGTTCCTCCAGCTGTAATTTTTGGAACAGAATTTAGATATGCATTCCTAGATTCTGCATTCTCTAGAGATCCTGCTGCAGTTAGATGGGCTCTATATACTCTTGGAAATAAGGGTAATATTAAATCACTTCTTTATATCATTGCTGCAGATTCGCCAGGATATTTAGATATTTACAGTAGATTTGAAACAGCCACCGGAGTTGAAAAACAAAAATACTTCAATACCTTGTTAGATTTAATTCTGGAATTTGGAATGAATCTTCCAGGCGGAATGAGAGATGTTCAAAAGTTAATCAGTGGCAAACAACCAATTAGAAGAGAAAAAGTAACACCATTAGAGAGAGGAAGAATGAAAAAAGAAATAAGACAGCAGTCTAGATTTGCAAAAATTAAAGAAACTCTAGAAAGTATTCACAAAACTGCTAATGTTTCTAATAATTCTACTAATAACTCACTACAAAATGAGTTAGAGTCGTTATTTAAAAATGCAGATGATTTTTCAAGATCTTATTACAAAGATGCTATAACAGATCTAAATGTACAAGATCCAGAACTCCGTTCTTATTTTACAAGGCTAAAAGGCATGTACGATGAGAAACCTGAAGCACCAAAGGAAGATTACAAAGATCTTTATCCCATGGAAGGAGAGACGGGAGCCGAACTCTATGAGTCAGCTTACCCAAGAGAAGCAAGAACTTCTAAGTCCATTGGAGATGGTGGTTTAGTTGAAAACGGTTTTGAGCGCAAGAAGAAAATGGAAGATATAGCTCGTAGCGTTCCTACGGGAAATTATTCAGCCAAATATGCTTGGGTTCAAGACATCATGTCTAAGAAAAGTAAAAAATAAGTTAATTAGCAATATAATCAAACAATTATATTTAAACGTAAAATAAAATAGGAGAAAAAAATGGCATTAAAAGTATTACAGCCTGGATACCTTCCCCTAGGTCAATTTGACCTTGAGGATGATGATGCAGGTCAAATTCTCGGCGGCGAGTACGTCGAGCTAGCAACAGTAACTGATCCATTTGAAGGCTATGCAGCCGACGTTGGAGCAGTTGGTGGATTGGCATTCGGTGGTACAGTAAACTTCGCAAGAGGTACGCGCACCGCTGCAGCCGTTGGTACACCAAACGGTCCAAAACTTGGCGGCTTGGCTGACGAGGGCGGAGCAGAATATGGCACACTCTTTGGAAGCCTCATTGGCTCCAATGCAGGTAGAGCAACTCAATTTGGCGTAGTTGGTGGAGCAGTTGTAGTTGGTCCAACCACAGATCGCGCCTCTGGCAAAGTCACTGTTTGGGCACAGGCCGGTCTTTACGGCATAGCCGGTGCAGCAGCAACTTACCTTACCCCAGCCGTAGCAGCAACAACCAACGATAGACTTGAGGCTAGAGCCACCGGTGGAGCCGATCCTGGCCACCTAACTACAGCAAACACCGCAGGAGCTCAAGTAGCAATTTATGTCGCACCAGTTTCAGATTCGTCACTGGTCTCTACAACCGCAACCGCAGTTGGCGCTGCAGCTGTAACTGAGTACCACGCAGTATTCTACCTCGGCAATGCCGCATCAACCGTAGCCTGATAAATAGGACAAAGGAGAAAATATTATGTCAAATCTATTCAATACCCATGGTGAATTAAATGCTTCCAATGTCCAAGAAGCACTTTCTAACATCGTCAAGTACGCTTCTATCATCGAGGATCTTCAGTCTTCAAGCTCGGTTCAGGCAACTGCTCCAAGCCTAAATGACTCGCAAAGAGACGAGATGATCAAGCAAGCACTCATGACCCAAGAAGGAAAGATTGCTCTTGGTCAAGCAATGGCAAACCCAATCCGCAGAAACTTGGACTACCAAGGTGTAGCTCGTAAGGCACTCGTTGTCGATCCACTACCCCAAGGCGCACTCCCTGTTTATGACCGTGATATTGACGTTGCAGCCGTCGTTGTTTCAAGCAACGGCTCTGCTCCTGAGTCACGCGTTTTCGGTGACCGCGTAACCGTTCCTGAGTTTGAGATTGTCTCAAACCCAACCGTTCGCATCGCTGAAGTCAAACGTCGTAGATTCAACGTCATTGACCGTGCACAGCAAAAAGCTCGTCAGGAGATCCAAGCACAAGAGGATGCCAACGTCTTCGCAGCCCTCGCCTTCGCCGGTGACAGCACCCTTGGTGGTGAGAACGCTGCAGTAGACCTTTCGCCAACTGGTGCTACCCTCCAGAAGGACGGCCTCCTCAACCTCAAACGCGCTATTGACCGTTGGGACCTTGTCACTGCCAAGTACTTCCTCAACATCAATGAGTTCACCGATATCCTCGCCTGGGAATCAGCTGGTGGCTCAAACTCACAGGTTGACCCAGTCACCCAACGTGAGCTCCTCCAGACCGGCCTCTATGGCCACATCTTTGGCGCCGATATCATCGTCTCCAAGGTTGTTCCATCGGGTCGTGGCTTCGCCACTGCAGATCCAGAGTTCGTCGGTGTAATGCCTGTTCGTCAGGACATCGAAGTTCTTCCTGCAGACGAGCCCAAGCAACTCAAGCTCGGTTGGGTTGTCAACGAAATCATTGGTATCGGTATCGTCAACCCTCGCGGTGTTGCTACCGGAACCGTCTGATTCTAGCGGCCTAAGGCAAAATTTAAGACACGGTGTGCAAACACCGTGTCTTTTTTATTTTAAATAGTATTATTTTATCATGAATAAAAAGAAATTACTTGAAAGACAAAAGTTTGTAACAGGCAAACCTCTTCCAAATAGAGTAACTAGTTCTATCTTTTCTCGCAGAACTGGAAACTATACTGTAATGGAAACTCAAGAAGATGGAAATTTTGATAATTCATTCTTTGATTTTGAAGATGAATTATCCGGTATGAAATCTGCAGCAGAACAATTTGCCGAAACCTTTAAAGAAGAGCCCTTCTTAATGGAAGAAAGAGAAGAGCAAATAGTTGAACCAAAATATAATCCAGCTCCATTAATGTTAGAAGAAATAGAGGAGCAAGAAGAAGTTTCCAGCCCGCCCCCTTCATTCTCAGAAAATGACCCAGAAAATGAAGACCTGGATATGTATCAAATGCCAACAGAACCATTTGAATCAAGCAGCATTGAATTATCAGAAAAACCCAAGTTTGAATTTGTTCAGTGCTCTTATCACAAAGAAGATGGGACTCAGTGCAAACGCCAAGCTCCAAAGGGAAAAACTATTTGCGCATCGCATCAAAAGTTAATAGATAAACAATCTAGGTAGATAGTAATATTCTATTAATTTGTTAAAATGAATAGAAGAGGAACAAATGAATCAATACGAAACATCTGACTTGGCATTAGCAGCTTACCTTACATTTCGTGGTTTAAAACTTATTAGCGCACAGAAGTTATCATCCGGTAGGTTTCAGTTTATTATTGACAACTCAGAAAATAATGCAGATCAATTATCTCTAGAATATTTTAGCAGTGACTTCTGCAAGTTTGATAATCAAGTTAGATCACTAAAGAAGCTAATTTATCTAAACTAATGGAGTTACCATGCCAATTGCAATAGGCGATGATGTTAATTTTGATTTCTCGGATCAAGAAATTTACGGAATTAACATACTCTTAAAATATTTAAAAGCAAGATTACGCTCCGAAGGAAAGAAGCCTGCAAGAGATGAGTTTGGCGCTTTTATCTATGATGCCAATGGTAATATGGTAATGATTGACTGTCCTGTATTTTCCGATGAAATCTTGGTTACTTTCTTGATTTCTGCCCTATCAGAATTCAATATGATTCCCTTCTTCACCTCCTACTCTTTTGCCGACCCCATTATTCATAAAACCTTTTCGCATGCCATTGTAGAAGGAGCTTATATTTTAGCGGTAGCTTCTCAGGCCCTACTAGAAAAGGGAAGAGATTTCAATATTTCGGATGGCGGCATCAATTACCAGCCACCTCAGTTAGGCGATTTCCTTCAATCCAATTACAATAACTTCTTAACTTCATATAGAGAAAGATTGAAATTTATTAAAAATTCGATTCGTCCAAATCCAGTTTCTTTCGGCACTTATTCGAACTTGAGTTCCGGTGCCCCGAGCTGGGTACGTTTACGGCACCAGCGCTCAAGAAAAATCGTTTAATAGATACCGAAGAATTTGCATCTTCTATTATTATTGGTATAATAATAAAGGAAGGTGCATTATGTCATTATACTCAAAAATATTTACCAAAGAAGTTCTAGAAAAAGCATTTGCAGAACACGGAAGTTTAAAAGCTGTCGGTAGACACTATGGTGTTGATGCTACAACAATAAAAAGATACATGCAAAGCTACGGCCTAAAAACCCCAGAGCCAGTACGCTACAACTGCAATCACCAGTTTTTCTCAAGAGATACTGAGGAATCTTTTTATGTCGCTGGTTTTATAGCTGCAGATGGATGTGTTAAGAAAGATTCAACAGTATTGTATATCTGTCTCGCTAAGAAAGATGTAGCACAGCTGCAAATGATAAAGGATTTATTAAAAGCTGAGAATCCAATATATCATAAGGTAAATAAAAATTCTAGAGCAAATCCCAATTGGAATGACACAGAGGGTGTAGAGTTAGCTATTTCCTCAAAGCAGATGTGCCAAGATCTACTGAGATTTGGAATAACCGAAAGAAAAACTCATACCCTAAAATTTCCCGAATGGATACTCAATCATCCACTAAAGCACCATTTCATTAGAGGTTACTTTGATGGAGATGGTTCATTTTATACTCATCTTAAAAACGATGGCTCCAGAAGTGTAGAACAAGTTCATTTCTCGGTCAGAGGAACCAAGGATTTTCTCTCTGGCATTGTCCAGATTTTTGATGAGGAATGCAATCTTCCTGCTAAATCAAAATCCAAAATACCCAGATTAAACTCCGGCATAAATACCCTTGAATACGGCGGCAACAGGATTCTGCAAAATATTGTTGAATTTATGTATAAGGACGCAACCATCTATATGGATAGAAAATATCAAATTGGAATAAAAGCAAAAACTCTCGGAGACCCCAGGGATTTTGAAGAGATTTGCAATAAGGAGGTAATCCAAAGCCTTTATGATAAATTTCAAAGTCTTGAAAAGGTTGCAAAAGAATTGGGAGTTAATTTAACTACGGTTCATAACTATGCCCATAAACATGGAATCCAAATCAATGAATCTACGGGCTCCAAGAATGCTAGATTTCAATCCGAGCTGACCGAAGAAGTATTATTAAAAGCTCTTAAGGATGGAGGTTCTGTGAAAGGTGCTGCAAGAGAACTGAAGATTGGAGCCACCACCATGAAAAGATATATGGATAAGTATGGAATTCCGGTGGCTTAATTTTTAAGGTTGCTGATTCTTAAGTATCTTGCTATCTTATTGAAGCGTCTCTCCTTTGTGGAGGCTTGTTTTTCTTGCAATTTTTTTAAGGTTTTTTTTGCATTTAACCTAACACTCTCACTCGGATCTTCTAACAATTTTTCCACAACATCCTGAGGTGCTGAGGGGTTTTCGGCAACAAATGCCCTAACCCTATAATCCTTATCACCAGATAATTTTCTTAAAATATCCTGAGGTGTTAAGGGGTTTTTGGCAACCCCCTCCCTAATAATAGGACTCTCATCACCAGATAGTTTCCTTAAAATATCTTGAGGTGTTGATTCGTTTGAGGCAACCGCCGCCCTAACCCCTTCATCTTCATCTCCAGATAATTCCCTCAAAACATCCGGAGGTGTTGATTCGTTTGAGGCAACCGCCCTCCTAACCCTAGCATCTTTATCCTTAGAGAATTCCCTCAAATTATCCAGAGGTATTGAAGGGTTTTCGGCAAGTTCTATTCTTTTTTCTCTCACCACTTCATCTATATCCCTAACACCATCCGGCTCCACTCCTCTGATAAGATCTTTATATACTTCCTGATCTCCAAATGCAGCTTCTTCAATTTTTTCTGCAACAGGATGTTGTCCGCCAAGTTGTTCCACCTCGTTTTCCATAGCCTCATAAATGGCATCAAAGGCCGATCCAAATAATGCGCGGTGATCCTCTTCGTACATTCCTTTATTTGCTCTATTTACCGTTTCCGTTCCATCTCCCCTGTATTGCACCTCACCGTAGTCCCAACCGATACTTTGATAAGCATTATCATCTTCCGGATTTGGATCATCTTTTATCGCATAAAATAATATGGTTCCACCTCCAGAATATGAATAAAACAAATTAGAACCAGTAGTTCTTGCTGTGCACCAAGTTGTATGCGGTTTTAAAGTATCTGGATCAAAACCCGGAATCGCAATAGAATCCTCCCTTGTAAGCGGCATCCAAAGGTTCCATTCTCCAAATTTTCCAATATATTCGTTTGGAATATATCCTTCCGGAATTATTGTCTTAATTCCCTTTTTTCTCTCGGATATGGCCATAATTTTTTCCATATCATCTACAGTAAAATTTTTTATTATTGAGATATTAATATCTCCAAATCTTTCTATAATCACATTTTTAAAATCTTTATCATCATTAAATTTTGCCTTTAACGAATCAAGCTTTTCTTGATACCTAGATAAAGTAGGTAAGCAATCTTCTATTGAATGTACCTCTTTTGTTTCAGGATTTTCTCCAAACCTTGAATTTAGCCAAGATAAAAATTGAGGCTTCAATTGAGAAATTTGATCCTGTAACTTGGGATATTTTTTCTTTAAATATTCAAGATTTTTATTTTCAGATTGATTGGCCTCTCTTGAAACAAAATTTTTATTTGAAACAAAATCTTTATTTTCTCTGATATAAGATAGGGTATAAGATAATACAGCATCTAATGTGTCAAAATTTTTCCAGTTAGTATACAGATCTGTATTATAAAATGCTTTATACCATTGATCTGCTATAGCAAAAGGTTTTCTTCTAATCCTTTCTTCTTCTTTTCTTTTCTTCTCTTCTCTTTTTTTCTTTTCCTCTACACTTTCTTCTATATTTTCTTCTTCTATATTTTCTTCTATATTTTTTTCTTTAAATTTTTGAAAAAATTCTTCTCTTAGTTTCTGATTAGCTTCAGTAACCTCAGCTATTTTTAATAAGTTAGCCAACTTTAAAAATCTATAATTCATTTTGTGATCCTGCTGATTCTAAGATATCTTACAACTTTATTTGCAATCTTTTAATATTATTTTTATTAATAAAATTATATTTTAAGTAAATTAAAATTTTGTAATAGCTAAATATTATAGAGTATTAACTATAATATAAAATTGATATTGGAGAAAAGATGAGAAGACCCGAAAACTGCAATATACAATATTGCGGATATAATGATCCAAAATCTTCAAAAGAAATTGAATTTGAAATTCTAGGTTTAGATACTTTAATAAAAAAAGCTCAAGAAAGAATATCTTCGTTAACTCAAAGCAAATATTTGGTTGATTTGGCAATCCACTCAAAAATAGAAAATTTAGAGGAATTATTCAAAGATGATAATTAAAATTTCAAAAAAAATTGTTAAACCATCTTTAGAAGATGAAATAAAAATTTTAGATAAAATTAGAAAATCATTAATTAACAATGATGTTGCTAAAGAAATTTGTGATGATAATAATTTTGATTATTGGATTTTAAAATCTGTATCAATAAGATTTGATAATATTGATACAACAGCAAAAACTATAAATGGAAATATAATTCTTAGTAAAAAACTTCTTAAAAAGTCGCATGAAACTATAATGAAATATGTTATTCATGAATTAGTTCATGTTTTTCAGCATATTGATGAGTATGGAAAAAAGAAAAAAATAAACAGAAAAAAAGATTATCTAAATAGAGAGCATGAGATTGAAGCATTTCAGTATCAACTTCAATTTGACAAAAAACAAAAAGGTGAGAAAAAAGTTGAAGACTATGTTGAAAATCTTTTAGATTACCATAAAATTCCAGATTCAAAAAGAGAAGATAAGAAAAAAGAATTAATGGAAAAAGTTGACGATAAATAGCTCTACTAATAGAAAATGATCTGTTGAGGCAAAGAAATGGAATTCTTAACCAACAGATCGCCTGCCGAAGGCGAAAAATTTGTGCCATTAGATACTCTAATTGAGTTTACAATAATTGACGATGGTAAGGGTCTAAGTCCATCATCTTTAATTGTAGAGGTTAATGGATTTAGGGCGATAGAAAACCTTTCTTTTGTAAATGGTTTTGATGGTCCACTTTCAGATATAACAATAAATCTCAATGATATCGTCGTAATCATTGATCCAGAGCAGGACTTTAAGCAAGGCGATGTTGTAAATGTTAAGGTTCAAATAAAAAATAATGTTGGCGGATATAATAACGCAAATTATGTCTTCAAGACCATTCCTAAGGAACCTTATCTATCTGATTCTAATCCTAAATCTGGAGATGTCCTAGATTCGGATCAGGTTTTATTTTTTAAATTTACAGACCCTATTGACGGAGTTAATGCAGCAACAGTTAATGTTAACCTAAATGGTCTACCAATAATAATAAATAGCGAATTTCAAGATTTCTATGATGGACCAGAATCTGCGATAACAAAAATAGGCAACGATTTATTTGTAAGAATTGATCCAACTGAAGCTATCCGTAACGGAACCTATGCATTATCTTATTCAGTTGAAGATACAATTGGAAATAAATTGTATGGCAATATATCATATTCTGTAAAATTAAATGAAGTAATACTACCATCTATTTTTCCACAAACAAAACCGCTAGGAGTTTCAACTGGACTATATGGGGTTTTTAATGTTGGGACTGGAGATGCCCTAAAAGTAGAGTGGCATAAACCAACCGCTCGTTCTTATAAGGGAGAGGCATTTGCTCTAATATATCAAAATCTACAAAGACTAGCAACATTTGATGGAAATCCAAAATACATAGCAAAATCTACAGTAACAAGCGCAATCTTTAGAGGTTTAACACCGGGAATAACTCTAGCTCATGGCGTAAGATCTTTTGAAACATATAAAGATTCTTTCGACCTAACTGGTATGGAAGAAGTAGATACTGATGTTTTTGTTTTTCCAAATCCAGTAACTTTAGTTGATTATATCGTAGACAGCATCAATACAACGTTTGTGGTAGATTCAGCCATTGGATATCCAGCTGCAGGTGTATTGATTGTAAATAACTCAGAGGTTGTAAGATATACAAGTAGAACAAATAATTCTTTTATCGTTCCCAATAAGTTTAGAGGACTTAACAACACAAGTAAGGGAATTTATTTGGGAGGCGATACGTTACAGCTTTTTGTAGCTTGTCAAGATAAAAATACAGTAATTACTACGGTAACTCCTGTATTCGTTGATGGATATGAGAGTGGTAGGATTATAAACAATATAGGATTAGTTGTTACGGATTATACCGACTCCGATAGAAAATTCTTCCAAGGTTTTGATTTTTGCGGATATCACAGGGCCTTGCCACAAGATACACTTACCGGAAAGGATGATTGCGGCTCCTATTTGGGCGGAGAGTTCAACGGAACCAGGGGTATGAATATTTTTGATCGAATGAATGACAGACAAGAGGTCCTGCTCGATCAAACTGGAGAGCCAGTCATTCTTCTGAAGAGAATATGGAATGGTCAAATCTGCTCTTGTATGGATTCAAGAAGAGTTCATCCAAAAATGAGATCATGTAAAACTTGCTATGGAACTGGATATGAAGGTGGTTTTCAGCAGTTTGATTACATGAGAAGAAGAGATAGAAGAGTTATGGTTAAATTTGGAGATACAGAGGAGGATCTTAAACTCGGTGCTCAAAATCACCTGGAGCAATCTTATGAACCTCAGTGTTGGACCCTTTTCTCTCCAGCGATTAGAGATCGAGATCTAATAATTAGATTTGATTATGTAGATCAAGTTGAATACTTTTATGAAGTATTGAGAGTTAATAGAGAAAAAGCTTTTTACCGTCATTTTACTCGTCAAAGACTTTTCTTAAAACGTCTAGACAAAACTGATATTGTCTATACTTTTCCATTTGTTCTAAAAGGATAGGGGGATATATGTGGATTAAAAATACATCTGGTAAACCTGATGCAATGCTAACTTTTGCTTTTTATTCTTTTCTTGTGGTTACAATAAATGTTCTACTTGCAACATTTGGTACAATCACAAAAGGAGACTTTACATTTCAATTTGTTTCAATGGACGCAGCCACCATGACTGCTTATCTTGGAGCGACATTTACTGCTTATGTAACTAGAAGGTGGACGGATAAGAGATATAGTAGGAAGACAAAAGAGGAACCCGAGAGTGATATAGGATAGTGTAGTATGAGGACGCAAATTAGAGAATTAGCCAAAAAATTAGCAAAAATAAATCCAAAATTCGCACAGCAAGTTACAGATCTTGCTGATTCTGTATCTAAACCAAAAGATTATATTCTGATTGATATAGATAGAATGGAAGCCACTGTAAATCCGGATAAGGTCTCAGATGACATAGAGATTCCGAAAATTACAGTGGAATAATTGTTATTTATTGCTAATAAAGATTAATAAACGTAGGAGTTATAGTTCATGCCAAAATCAAACTATCCGGCTAAGATTGATACATCGGTAGAAATCCCAGCAGTAAGAGACAATCTTGTTGAGATTGGTTCCGATGTATTAAACTCATTACGTTCTGCGATTTTTCAAATCGAAAAGACCCTTGGAGTAAACCCACAGGGGGCAACTGGAAACACAGTTGCCAGCAGACTTAATGCAGTTACGGATGGAAATGGAAACATCTTAAAAGAAGCCTTAGATAAAAGCGGGATACTTTCTGGACCCATAACCAATGAGGATGTCGCTAAAAATGCCGGAATAGATGAGTCTAAGTTAAAGTTAAGATTTCCTACAGATTTATTGCAAGATGAAGTTTCTCAGTTATTATCTTCAATTACCGTCTTAACTACAGAATTGAATGAAATTAACTCAATATTAACAGCTCATATAAATTCTGCTGCAATTAATAGACACAAAGCGCTATCGATTAGCCTAGATACAATAGGGGATACCTCCTCCCCGGAAGGCATGACAACTCTTCCGGGAGAGGATCTTCAATCCGCGATAGAGGACATATTTGCTAAGCACATTAATTATGATGGAACTGGAATATCTCTTACAAACAGATCGCACAAAGCGGATCAAGTTTATTTTGATAACACAGGTTTTTCTATAGAGATTCCTTCAAATGATACTCAAGGTGCCATAGAGGATGTGCTAGGATTAGTTAGTGGTCAGTCTGAAGTGCATCAATACTTTTTCCATGAGAATGGACTTTTAAGAAAGCAAAAAAATCTTGACTCTTCTAATGCTAACTCAGAAGGATTATTATTAATTGCAGATGAGCCAATTACATTTTCGGCTTACAATCCAAATCTAACACAATATACTTCTACAGTTTCTTTTACAGCAAGCCCAATAATATCCTCCATCTCAATTGAGCCTGGAGATATTATAGAGATATCATCAAATGATATAGTAAATAGATATCAAATTGCCAATGTAATAACTACAGTTCAGGAGGAGCTTACCTCAGTAGAGATATTTGGAAGCTTTGTATTGGCATCATCAGTTGGAGCAACTGCTTCTATTTATAAGAATCCAAACAGGATATCAAACCTATCTGGACTGATGGTTGGAACAAGAGAGTTTAAATATATTTATGGAACAGCACTTACTAAGGCTGATATAGTTCAAGTTGCAAATCCAAATGCAACAACAATAATTTCCAATGGAATTAACGCAACAGCAATAACATCAATAAGTAATTCTATAAACGTATCAGTTGACGGATCAACTGCGATACAGTTTGCATTGTATGATGTTACTGAGCCTATCCAATCATTAGATTCTATCATCAAGAAGTTTAATGAGCAAGTTGCAGCTTATGCTCTCCCTATTCTTGCATATAGGGTAGACTTTGAGAATAGGCCATCTGAGATGGCAATAGTTCATAACTTGGCCAACTCTTCTTCCGAGAATCATACAATAACAATTTCCGCTGGAGCTAGTGGTACCGCCATATTTGACTTGGGTTTTGGGCTGATAGATGGAATTGAGATATTTACCGGAGTAGGCACTCAGTTCTTTGTACAAGGAAAACAATTTGATGATTTAAATATTAAGTTAGAAACAAATGATTTTCTTTTGCTAGCTGGAACTTCTTCTATAACCACTTCTCAATTGGACTTTACTGAATATGGAATTAAAGTTGGAGATTTGGTTACAATTTTTGGATCTAGCTCTGATGATGGAAGTTATGTTGTCTTATCAGTTGCAAGTAACTCTATTACTGTAGAATCAAAACAGCTTCAAACTGGAATCTGGTCAGGTACCGTTGGGGCTGCTTCTATTCTTAGGGTTGTTGATTCTACTATATCTTTTGAAAATCTTCAATTTAGCACTACTTTATCAGGACTATCAAAAACTTCTCTTGTAGAAGTATTTTTGGATTCTAATTTAGGATTAAACTACAATAAAGTTTTTGAATACGGCCAGGCAACTTATGCGGCTGAAAATCTAGTTTCCATAATTAATTATGAAGGAGATCCTTCAGTATATACCGCAACAGATCCCGGCTATCTAAAATTTGAGCTGTTGGATGGTGAGCCATATGTCTCTCTCGATGGTGGTCCTAAATTCCAAATAACAAATTATATAAAAAATAATATTGATATTTATTCTAATAGATATAAATTAAAATTAACTTTATTAATAAACTCTAAAGCAAATATAGTTTCGTATTTAAATACACTTGTTTCTCCAAAAGAAACTCTAGTAGAAATTTTTGGATTTAAACAAATTTCGTATAAAGAAAATATTATAATAGCAAGAGTTAATTTTGAATCTCTAAAATCTAGAGTCACAGGGGCAGGCACTGGCTTACCAAAAATATCTCCAGCCATGAGATATGGAACCCTGGGCATGGATGACGTTGGGACTGATGTTATTAGAGAGATACAGCAAAGACCACTTGAAGAAACCAGAGGATGCGGAGTTATCTCTGGTTTGGACATTTCTATCTCATCGCCACAATTTGCTGGCGGAAACTATATTGTAGATATATCTGCTGGAGTTTGCTATGTAAAAGGTAAACGTTTTGAGTTTGATGAAAGGATATCACTAAATACTGGCGTATCAAACGCTTCAGATAATATATTTATTGCAATTAATGAATATGGAGAAATTGTCTGCAGACCGCCAACTACAACTATTCCGATATGTCAATCTCCATTTAATCCATATAATTACTGTCTTCTTGGAAGATTGGAATACAATAATATAGTTGTTACGCCAATAGATTTAAGGCTTTTTATAGATCATCTGGATCTTAAGGTTTTAAATTCAATTACAGTAAGTCCACAGCCCGGCATTGGGCATTTTACAGATGTTTCTAAAGCTCTCAGGTATGCTGCTAGATTTTCCCAAGTATTTCCTCAGGCTGGTATTCCAAAGGTTCATTTAAAATCTGGAACTTATAAGATAAATTTGGATTTTGATTCTACATTTGATGTATCTAATTTGACAAAGTACGAGAGATCAAATCTCGATGGTATTTGGATTAATTTTCCGGTCATATTAGAGGGAGAGGGTGATTCTACTGTAATTGATATATCTAAATCATATACAGATTACCCAATCTCCAGTGATGACAGGTTGACTGCTGCGGGAGGCACTGTTCCTAATAATGCCTTTGGTATTCAAATAGCCGGGTCCGGATTGGTTACTGTGCCTACAACAAATGTTGAAACATTAACATCTGGAATAATTAAGATTAAAGATATTAATTTTAGATTATCTCATATTGAAATATTAAATCCATTATTAGAGGATGGTTCTGGCAATAAATTAAATTATGAGATTATTATAGAAAATTGCACTTTTGATTATTCAGAAAATCCAAATCCTGGAACTGGAAGAAGAGCTATTATAATATCTAGCGTTGACTCAACGGCTTCTGAACAGTTTGGAAATATAAAAGTAATTGGTTGTAACTTTATAAATTCAAATATTAGGATACAAGATTTTTCCGCTTCTAATGCAAGGAATATGTTGTTTGCAAATAACTCCTGCAGGCTTCCTGGTGCTGAAACATCATTTGTAACCACAAATACTGCTGGACACATTTTTGACCCAGTTGGTTCGCTCCCTGATGCAAATATAGATTTTTATGGCAACCAACTTTCGAATAACACGTCTATAGATACTGCTTACATAGATTCTACAAATGCCTTACCATGGGGAGATAGGGTTAGCAGAATGCTTACTGTAGCTGGAGCTTTGGGCGTAGGAAACTCCACCGAGCTGGCCAGAAACACTGCGGGAAGGCATAGACTTGTTCTTGGAGACTCTAATGATTCATTTGCAAACAGAATGTTGCTTGCAAATGATGGTTCACAAGATTTGGAAATTCTAACCAACTCTGGCGGAACTCAGACCATGTCTATAGGTTACGATCAATCTGTAAACAGAGTGGCTATAAATTATGGTGATATAGCACAAGGTCATTTACAAATTGATTCATCTGGAAATATTAGGGTTGATGGCCCTACGGCGGGAGAGACGAATAATTTATATTTTGGAAATGGAACTATAGGTATTAAGAAGAATTCTTCAAACCAGATGGAAGTATCAGGAAGATTGAGGGTAACTAATGGATTAGTTACTATTGCAGATGAGTTGGTTGAAGATAGCTTTGTTGATCCAAATACATCTACTGGATTAGTTTATGTATCAGATAATAAAGTTACTCATACATATTCCAATGAAATAGCCGCTAGAATAGGAAATGGAGGAACACCAACGCTTGCCTTGAATATGCCAGCTGTTATGGCCGCAAAAATTATATCAATAAGTTTGCTAGTCTCTGAGGATGGAAATACATGGTATCCTCCAAATAATGGTGATCCATTATTTGATTATACATATTATTATAATGATCCAAACAATATTATTACTATAGAATTTTCTGGAACTAATCTTGGTAACGATGTAACTATTGGCGTAAGATTGTTTGTAAATTATTATTCAATCTAGAGGTAAAAATGAAATCAAATTATCCAAATAAATTAGACACATCTGTTGAAATACCTCAGGTAAGAGATAATATTACTGAGATTGGTTCTGATGTTATAAATTCTTTAAGATCTGCTATTTTTCAAATTGAAAAAACATTAGGTATCAACCCTCAGGGTGCTGCCGGAAATACTCTGTCAAATAGGCTTCAAAAGATTATGGATGAAGCTGGAAATCTAAGAAAGGAAGCTATAGACAAGGCTGGTATATTATCAGGACCAATAACAGATCAAGACGTTTCAAAAGCAGCCGGAATAGATGAGTCTAAACTAAAGCTTAGATTTCCAACGGATCTTTTACAAGATGAAATTTCAATTATTGATTCAAAATTAAATGAATTTATACAAGCAATAAATGAAATAAATGCAATTTTAACTGCGCATGTTAATTCTGCGGCCTTGAATAGGCACTTTGCTAAAGCAATTACTGTAGAGGAAGCACTAGTAACTGCATCTGATGCAGCAGTAATGTCTCTCCAGACAGAGACTCTTCAATTAGCCTTAGAGAGACTCTATAATGCTCACATTAATTTCACTGGAGTAGGAATAGGTTCGTCCAATAATTCTCACTCTGCAAATCAAATATATTTTGATAATCAAAATATATCTGATATATCTACGTCAAATAATGTACAGGCAGTAATCGAAGATATTGCAAATCTTGAGGGAACAGCCTTAAGAAGAGCTATTTTAAATATAAGCTCAAATGGAATCATAAGAACTGGCAAGGTTGAAAATGCAAATGAATCTAATGGAAAAGGCGAGGAGTTAGTAGCAGTTCAGGCTATTAATTACACCGTTAATACTGGATTGAGTAAAACCATTATTTCATTTCCATCTAACCCAGTCCTGGATAAGATTCCCGCAAAGTTTGATGTTTTAACAATTGCAAGTTCTGCTGATGAAATAAATAATGGTGATTATTTAATAGAATCTGTTTCTTTATCTGGTTCCACATTATTATCAGTTACCATTTTTGGTGGACCAAAAACAATATTATCAAATGGCACAACTGGTCAGATCACAAAAAATCCATATGTTGCATATAATGAAAATTCTTTAAACACAACAGTAAGGCCAAGATATCTTGCAACTAACACTCCAGATATACAAGTAGCCCTACCTGGTTCGGCAACTATCATTTCTTCTGGAGCAAAACCGGAAAATATAAATAGTACAACAAACAACATTCTGTCCCTAGAGGTTGACGGACAAAGTATTCAGTTAGATCTTTATAATGCAGATTTTTCTATTCAATCAATTGATTCTATTGTTTACAAAATAAATAAACAATGTTCTCAAAATAAATATAATATTTTTGCATATAAAATTAGATCTTTAAAATGTTATGAAATTGCAATTTCTCATGTTCTTCCAGATTTATCAGATGATCTAACAAAAAGAAGTATAAAAGTTATTTCCTCTTCGGCAACATCAGATATCGGAATGTCCTATCTGATTGATAGATTGGCTTATGGTTCTACTGGAAATTCTTTTCATTTAAATGGCAATATAATTGGTAACTTTAATAAAGTTATTACATTAACAAATTCTACCTTACAATTATCTCCAGGTTCTTTGAACATATCTAATTCTAATCAGAATTTTTCAGAATTAGGAGTTAGGGAAGGGCATCTGTGTGTAATAAGTGGTGCAGCAAACTCTGCAGATGATGGAACCTATAGAATAGGCTCTGTTTCTGATTCTATCATTTCGTTAGAATATGTAGGAACAAACTTTGCTGGTCAACTTACTGATACATCTCAAGTATTTATCGTACAATCTACCGCATCAATAGGTGAACTAGATTTTGTCGTTGGGGCAGAATTCTTAATAGATGTATTTATTGATCATAATTTAGATATTCATTTTACAAAAAGGCTGAAGCAATCTGCTTCCTTGACTGTTGGAAACTTTTATGCTGTATTATCAGATATATCTCATAATTTTATAACAGGAAATCAATCATATACTATAAGTGTAAATACTAATGGCTTTGCAACATTATCTGATGGATTTAGCACTGGACCTGCAGTTTACGTTTCAAACTCTGGAAGATATAAGATTTTTGCACCAGATTTGCTTTCTTATGTAATTATAACCGTTTATACAAACGGAGTTCCAGCATCGGCAAAATCAGCAATCTTAAGTGAAGGAAGCGAAATACCATCAGACGTTTTGCATTTATGTAGGGCGTCATATTCTCCATCTCTTGGAATGGTTCTTGGTACTTCCGGCTTGGGAATTCCCTCTGTTACTGATAAAAGAACAACTGGAACAGTGGATGATACAATTGTTTCTGAGCCATTTATACAAAGGTATATAGAAGGACCTAGAAATGAACTTAGATCTAGCGGTATAATCAGAGGACTTGAACTTGAATCTGTAGCTTATAATGGAGATGGAACTTGCACAATTTCTATAACTCCTGGAGTTGCAGTTGTTAATGGAATTAGGTATGAGTATTTTGGAGTTCAAAATTTAATATACAGATACTCTCCAGCGCTTCCTCTGACAGAGAATACATTTTATATAGTATTCGATGAATTTGGATGTATTCAAATTTCAAATGAAGTCCAGATTTCTGGAAATCCAACTTCTCCATTTTACGATACAAACGCCGCACATATATGCCTGATAAGTCCAGATAGTATAAGCACTACAAGTATTGACTTAAGACTTTTTATAGATAAAATTGATTATAAAATTATATCTGATATTACAGTATCTAATGATTCTAGGTTTGGTCACTTTACTGACATCAAAAAAGCAGTAGACTATATCAAAAAGTTTAGAAGAATGTTTCCATCATTTGGAACTCCAACCCTTATGATTAAAGAGGGTCAATATACCATTTCCGAAAAAATTGTCATAGATACCGATATGACTATAACTGGAGTGGGACCTTCGACAGTTATTTCTAGGGCTTCTGGCTTTTATAACATTGGAACTGGAGATTTAACTTTAAATTCTTCTATAATAGATAATATTCCGTTTGTAATTGGAAGCGAAACAAACACTTCATCTTCTACGATAGTAAATGGTGTAACTATAAAAAATCTAGTTATTCGCTCATCAGCACCCGGAGTTGCCTCTCCGATAGATCAGGGCGTTGCAAATACTTTCTTCTTAATTGCTCAAGATCTATCTACAAATGCAGACGCAGTATTTAGATTTGAAAATATTTCTTTCATAGGAAATACAAACTTAGAAAGAGGTGTTGTACATGAATTTGCAATTCTATTATCGAGAGAATCTGGATCTACAACAAATTTGAATTATGGAAATTTATTTGTCAATAATTGTTATGCATCTTTTATTGGAAATGAAACAGCTTCTTTTGGAGCTATCATTAATAATGATGTATCTAACTACGTCGAAAATATTATTATAGATAATTTTATAACAAAAAACGTACAACCAACGTATAATGCTAGCGCTTATGCTTGCTTTGAGATTGGAACGGGAACTAACCTTAGTACATCAAATCTTGTAAATATAAATAATGTTGTTTTAACATCAATTCTAGATAGCTAATGAGGAAAAATGAAAAAAGATGAAATATCTGCAATAGATGCAATCTATGAAGTTTTAGAAAAAACTGATTTACTAGAAAAAAGATTATCAGTAATTGAAGATAATCTTAAGTTATTAAATAATAAAATATCTAAATTTAATAAAAATATTGCAACATCGACCGAAGCTGTTTTGCAATCAGATACTGCAATTCAAAGAGAATCTGTTCAGGCTCCACAACAAAGAGAGCCGGAAGTTCTTGTTCTGGGAAATATTAAAGTTTATGGATACATAGTAAATAGAGATAGAATGCCAATAGAGGGCGTTGTAATTAATGTTTATGATAAAAATAACAGATTAGTTAAGAATGTAACTTCTGATATGAATGGATATTGGGAATCAAGATTACCATCCGGAAAGTATGGTGTTGAATACATTCATAAGAAATTTAAGCCCATAAACAAATCTATCCAACTGGACGATGGAATCAAAACATTTGAGGTACGTTGATGCTAGCTGTAAAAATAATTTCATCAAATTTTTCTGATAACTTTACACTTCAGAGATCAATTCAAAATATTAAAAAGTTTTTAACTGAAAAAATCAGTAAAAAAATTAATACAATATCTAGTTCTAATTCTACAGAATTTATTTCTGGCACATTATCTAATAATGATGATGGTATAGTTACAGAATTAACTTTTAAAAAGGTTATAAAAATTGACCCTTTAGATTTGGAAGACAGGCAAAAGTTAGACAAATATATTAATGAAATTAGATATTTTTGTGAACAAGTATCTAAAATCGATAGTTTACAATATTTACCAATAAATTTTAGAGATAGGGATAAAGATGATTGATTCGCAAAATTTACCAGGTACAGCTTTAAACGGCGATCATGTCGTTTATTCTAGTTATTTTGCGGATAGTCATATTGTTCAACAATCAGCCATAGTTCATCCAAAATCATTATTAATCGATGGACTTAGAGCTATTTTTAGAAATGATTCTGTATTTACTTACAGAAGTGATGATTACGGATTTCCTCTAACTCCAGATCATACAGGTATCGATATAGATTCAGAATTAACAACCAAAATATTAATATCAGATACGTATAGATATGAGGTTAAGTTTTTTCCAGCTATAGTTATAAAATCGAATGGAGGTTCTTATAAGCCCATATCTTTTAATCAAGATATGACTATTAAATACAGAACTGATATGGTTGAAAATATTTATGGTGCAAAAAGAAAAGTTCTAACTCCAACACATAGAGTTTACACCGGAAGTTGGGATATGAACTTTGATGTTATGATTTATGCAGAAAGCCAAAGTGAATTAGAGGAATTAACAGATATTGTGTCTTTAGCTTTACAATATAATTTGTGGAACGAACTGAGGGCTAACGGGTTATTTATAAAATCTTTAAGAATTGGCGGAGAATCTGCAGAACCTTATGCTAATGATTATGTATATAATGTTACAATAAGTTTAAATACTTTGTCAGAATGGAGAGTTGAAATACCTATTGAGAATATGGTTGAAAAAATAACTTTCAGCATTGAGCCATCAAGAACTCCAATTCCTGGCTCAAGAACTAGCGCTGACTTGTTATCGACCAAGTATGAAAGCATTTTAGAATTAACAGAAATTACACAATAAAAAGCTTATAATGAAACTACTAATAATAAATAATTTGATGAATTACAGGACTCGGAGGTTCTTAAATGGCTAATATACCAGGTATTTCAGGCTTCATTCAACCTGGAGCTTTTTCCAGAGATAGGGTTATAACAAGGGGAGTTTCGATTCCTGGCGGTGTCAGAGTTGTTGCCGTCATGGGAGAGGGGCTTCGCGAGGAAGTAATCGTAGAATCTGCTGCTGGCGGTGGTGCAGATGGTTCTGCTGCTTGTAGCCCAACCGGTGCTGGAGAAGGTAGGTTCTTTTCTTTAGCAAATGCTCCAGTTGTTAGTGGAAGAACTGAGTTAAGATTAAACGATACTCTACTCTTTGGTTATCAAGGCGAGATTGATGCAAATGGATTTGATTCTAAATTTGATTTTAGACTTGACCCAACCACTGGATGTATTGAACTTCAGGGTGCAAGCATTGGAGATCAGGGCGGAAAGGGATGGTCAGCAGCCTCAACAAATGCAGGCAACGGTATAATCGTAGAGGATCCAAACTGCGGTAGTATAAATACTCTTTCTATCCTGGATAGCTCTGCGCCTGCAGAGAGATGGACAATTCGATGCGTTGGAGTTGTAAGAGATTCAAATGGAGATCCAATTCCAGGAAAAGCCACCTTTAGTGCAACCGGCTCTATATCCGGTCAGCTAAAAGATTCTGCCGGTAATCCATTCTTATTTCACTCTTCTTACTTTACAAGCAATGATGGAGCTGTATCTGGAAATCAATCAGTTTGTGATGATGGTTACCCACTCATTACTAGCGGCGCTTGGGTAACTCCTACCGGAGAGGCTGTAGCAAAACTTGATGATGCAACACCTTTGACCACAAACCTTTTCGAAATAGATGGAGATCTACTAACCAATGGTCAAGTCCTTGCTGGAGATACCCTCTGCATTGATGGCTACATTGGAGTTGAAATTGAGGATCTGTCATACGATGTTGGAACAAATAAGACCACAATATCTGTTACCACAGACTCCTTAATTGTTGGAACTTATACAAACTGGGATATTAGAGCAACAAATGTTCTAATAGATGACCCAGCCCTATTAGATGGCGAAAGCATTCCAACTGATTCCGCCGGCAAGTTTAAGTCATCAGATGTAGGCAAGGTTGTTCTGATCTGCCCAGGTGGCTCGTTTGATGGCGGTCTATATACCATTAAGGCCGTTACTTCAGCCAGAACTGTCAGACTAAGCTCTTACTCAAACCCACTAGTAGGATTCCCAACCGCAACAGGAACTTCTGGTCTAACAGAGACCGGATTAACATTCCATCTATTGGAAACCAACGGCGTCCTCCTTATGGGAATCGCAGAATCCTCTGTTCCATTTGAGGTTGGTGACAAATTCTTTATAGATGTCAGATCCAGAACTCTTGCTCGTGGTGATAGGCTTACTGCTAATTACATATATGAGCTAGATTTAAATGATCCAGAGTTTTTAACTGAAGCAAAAGATTTGTACAATAAACACGGAACTCCATCTGAAACTAATACACTTTCTCTTGCAGCCCAGATTGCATATGAGAATGGCGCACCTGGAATTATGGCAGTACAATGTGCTCCAGCTGTTCCAAGAAGAACCATTGAAACTATACTACCCAAGGTAAATGCAGCAGGTTCCGGTGGATTCGTTGGAGCAGCAGCAGGTCTTGATGATCTTATGATCACAATTCCAAGGCCAACTCTTGGGTTGAGAAATGGAAGACCCTCGGTAGATTCTAGAGTAAATATTTTTGTCATAAGAGGAAATACAGAAACTCAAATTTTCCCAAACAAGTATCCATTCTATAGTTCTCAGCTACAAACTGAAGTTCAAATGTCTAACTGGATTTCGGATCCTGATAACGCCTTCTCGTATACAATCGTAAACACTCCAGCAGACGTTGTTGCCACAGGATTCCTCGGTCAGATAGGAATAGATCCAGATGGAAGTGTTTTCTTCTCCAGTTCGGAAATTGACTTTAATGCATCCGATGTTGGCAAGATGATTCATATATCTAGCATGGAAAATCCATCTGGAACACTTTATGCAACTCCATCCACAATTGGATCTCAACTATATCAACCTGTTGCAGGAAGCCATTCTGCACTAGAAATTACTGATATTGTAAATGATAATAAAGTATATGTCTTAGCTGATACTGGAGAGACATTCAAAACAACTCTAGATTTTGTTGATATTCAATTCTCTATAACAGATCCTTTAACAACATCTGATGATGCAGCACTTCTTCTCCATACTGATCTTGTAACATCTGGTATACTCAAGCAGGGTGACGGAATTAAAGTTTCTTATGTAGATGAAAATGATGCAGAATTCTATGATACAAACTGGTTCAATGCACTTGAAGCAATGGAAGCATTTGAATCTCAAATAATTGTTCCAGTTCCAACACAAACAATTACTCCAATCTTTAGGGCTGTCGTAAATCACTGCGAAAATATGAGCAGCATTGCTAACCGCAAAGAAAGAGTAGCCTTCATTGGAGCTCAGAAGGGTCTTAGCACCGCAGCTCTGCTGGGTACAGCTCAGCTTGCACTGGAAGATGTTGGAGTCTTAGAAGGCATTCAAGGTGATGACCCAGAGGAGATTCTATCTGGAAGCGTAGAAGATCTAACCAATTATAAGCTAAGCGATAATTTTGATAGCATTAGAGCCGTATATATGTACCCAGATAAAATTGTTAGAAATGTATCTGGTACAAATATAGAACTTCACGGCTTCTATATGGCTGCAGCAGCAGCTGGTTGGTTGTCGTCAAAACAGAATGTTGCAATACCACTTACATTTAAAACCCTAAGCGGATTTACTCTTACTAGAGACAAAGTCTTTAGACAAACAATTCTAAATTCACTTGGAGCAGAAGGTGCAACTGTTGTTCAGCCCGTAACTGGCGGCGGTCAAGTTCTCGCAGGAAGAACAACAAGCCAATCCGGATTTGTTGAGGATGAAGAGATTTCAATAGTATTCATCAGAGATACAGTTAAGAGAACTCTAAGAAATTCATTAAAAGGATTTATTGGAGGAGTTCAAAGCGATGATACAAATAATATTGTATCAGCCAGAGTAAACTCCATTATGTCCGCCCTTGTAACACAAGGCTTGATTACTCAATATGGAAATATTAGAGTTGAACAAGATAAAGTTGATCCAAGACAAATAAATGTCTTCCTAAGATTCACCCCAGCATACCCAATCAACTACGTCTTCATTGATATCGAAGTTGGCGTAATTTAATAGGAGAAACAAATGGCATATCCAAGTACAGGCACACTTTTCGATAGCGCAACAGTTGAGGGAGCAAAGACTAGAACTGGTCTATCAACTCAGGTTGTCATTACAGTTAATGGCGAACCAGTTGGTGCAGTTCAAAGCTTTCAGGAAAGTCAAAGAAAGCAAAACGCCAAAATTAGAGAAGTTGGTACAGATGGAACCGTAGAGATCGTTCCACAATCTGCAACAGACTTCTCACTTACCGTTAGAAGAATGGTTTTTGATGGACTTTCCCTACCAGAGTCTATGTCAAGAGGGTTTAGAAATATTCACTCACAAAGAATTCCATTTGACATTGTTGTTATCGATAGATTTACCGGAACAGGAAACGATGCAGTTGTTACAACTTATCATAACTGTTGGTTTAACTCTCTCGGCAAGACTTACTCATCTGATAACTATACTATCACAGAAGATGCATCACTCGATGTAGAATATATGTCGGTCAGAAGGGCAGGCGAGGCAGTAGCACTCTCCCAAGGTGTCAATGGAGCCAGGGAGGTTGCTGGAAGACAGACAGATGCCGTAGAGCTTGCAGCAGACGCAGGAAATGCTGGACGCCGTGGCGTTCTAGACTTCCCAGGTCTAATTTCTGCAGCTTACTGATAAAGATTTCTGCAATAACAAAACACCATCTTAATGATGGTGTTTTTTTATTTTATGGGTAAAATAAATATAAAAGAGGTTTATAATGCCAAGAATGCAAGGTAAATTTTCAGACAAAGAAGTTGAAGAAGATATTCAAGAGGAAGGGGAAAGGATTACATTTGATAATCTTAAAAAAGTTCTTCTCCTAGGAAAAATAACCGAAATATTAAAAATATCTGGATTTTCATTTGAAATCTCAACTCTCTCATCGGGTGAGCAAAGAGAGATTGTTAGTAAAATTATGAAAATGCAAAGTGAAAATAAGGTATTTGATATCAGACCTCTAACTATAACTTATTGCCTTAAAACAATCAACGGAGTTCAGTTAGAAGATTTATGCGAAGATGATTCTATAAAAGATAAGGTTGATAGAAGATTAGATGTAGTCTTAAATATGCAAACTAACCTGGTCGATAGAATATTTAGAGTATATGAAAAACTACTAGAAGAGTCTAATAAGCAGATTGGTCTAGAAGATATAAAAAAATAGCTGAGGAGCCTTTAACTAGGCTCCGCTGGGAATTATCTAAAATATGGAAATGTCCAATAGATGACGCTAGGTTTGAGACCATCACTCCTCAGCAATGGGCGCTTTATTCTAAATTAATTTCTGAAGATAAAGAAAAAGATTTTGAAAAAAATCTGTATCTTACAGAATATCTTGCTTCATTTTGGAATTATGAAGCAGTTAAGAAGATTAAAGATCTTAGAGAATTGGATAAAGACGAAAGATTTGATAAACCCGAAGAATTTGAAGAAAAAATTCTTTCTGGTAAAATTATTGATGATGACATTCTGGATGTTATCAAGCGAGCCAACAAACCTGCTAATTATGGTGATAATAATACAGATAATAGACGTGGAGCAAGAAAGATTCGTCTTCCCAAAGAAACTCAAGCGGTTTTTGATTTAGCAAAAAAAAGGTTTGAATAATGGCAGATTTTAATACAATTATTACTCAATTAAATACTGCAACACAATCACTAAAAAATTTTTTAGATGCCGGAAATGATTTAAACTCGTATGATTTTAGCAGATCATTTGGTCAATCATCAAAATCGCTTGATGATATAGCTAGTGCTGCCAAAAATGCTGGAGGTATTCTCAAAGAAGTAGCCGATTCACTTGGAGGTTTAACGTCTAACCTTGGAGTTGGGGGGCAGGTTATTGGCGGCTTTACAAAAGGAGTTGGAAGTTTTGCAAATACTATCGCATCATTCAGTGGTGACCTACTTAGGTTTGCGGAAACTGCGGCAGATGCTTTCGATGCTCCATCAGAAGGTATTAGATTATTAGAAAGAAACCTTTTTGATTTAGATAAAAGATTTGGAGAATCTGCAGAAAGATCTGCGGAGTTTCAAAAAGCATTTGACTTAGAATCTGGTTCCAGATTTGCTCAAATGTTACACTTATCGACACAGGAGCAATTAAGTTTTATTCAAGCCACTTCCTCTTCAAACTTAACATTAGATCAGTTATTTACTAATATACAATATGGAACGGAAAATATTAAGCTATACCAACTCGCTACAGGCGTTGCTACTGCAACCGGACTAGGATATGGAACAGTTGTAAGTAGCTTAAATAAGCTAATGAATGAGCAAGGTATGAGCGCTCAGCATGCGGCAAGTACCTTGGGAATGTATTCTGATATTTCTCAAAAAACAGGACTACAAATAGATGATGTTGTTTCTACATTGGAGCGTAGTGTCTCTAGCTTCTCCAAGCTTGGAATGACTGTTGAATTCGGAAGACCCGCGTTGGAAGGATTTGCAAGAATGATGAAAGATGTTGGACTTGGAATTAGTCAAGCAACTGACTTGGCAAATACTTTAACATCAACTTTGGGAGGTCTTGCTACGAATTATACTAATGCTTATTTGGTTTTTCAAAGAGGTAATATGGACCTCTCCTCAATGTCTGCTGGAGGGGGCGTTTTGGGGGCCTCAATTGGAATGCAGGCAGCTATGCTTAGGGCGGAGAAAGAACCCGGAGCTCAATCAGAAATGGCAAGCCAGTTGGTAACTGGTTTGAGAGATACTCTTGCATCATTCGCTGGAGGAAAAATTGTAACCGTAGAAGAGGCCGCAGAATCCCCAGGATTACAAACACAGTTTTATATACAACAGCAAATGCTAAAAAATCAATTTGGAGTTTCGGATGAAGCTTCTGCCAACAGAATTTTAGATTTGCTTTCCAGATTGGGTGAGGCAACAGAAGCTGGAGATGCTGATTCAGTTGAAGCTCTTCAGAAACAAATAGAGGAAGAAACAAAGAGCAGGGATGCTACTATGGATGCATCAGAAGTTGTGGCAAGAAGAATAGACGCACATATAGCTGTAACCAGAGCTGGATATAGGGAGCAGTTATTACAAGGACACGAGATAATTAGAAAGCTTGCAAATAGGGGTATTGAAAAAGTAGAAGAAGTAATCGGAGGATCTCCAGCTCAGAGAGCTGATATGTATAATCTAGATTTGAATACAAAATATAAAGGTATATTCTCAACCTCTGCTGAAGAGGAGGCTGTTCTTGCGGAAGCTGGCAGAAATATGAGGACCAACCGAGAGACTAATACAGAAGCTGCCGGAACTACAATGGGTACTGCAAGACCAGGAGAGATACCTATGGGAAATATTACTATAAAAATTGATTTATCTCCAGAGGCTTCTAAGTTTATCCAGGTAACAAAAATGATGGATAGAGCAGCCGGAGATGCACAAAGAGGAACTGGCCCCCTATGAGTAGATCAATATTTAACAGACAAACAATAATATTTTTTCTTCCATTAAATATGGAAGCTCTGGTTGGCGGTAAGAATCCATATTCTTCTACTAAAAATGGCGAAAATTTTTATGCCAGAAAGCAAATGTATATTAACCCAGATAATATTCAGTTTAGAGAAACTAAGCTTATTCAAGATACTCTAACTAAGGGTGGTTATGTAGTTCAATACTTTGGAGAGCAGCTTCCATCTTTTACTGCTAATGGAACAACTGGTTCGTCTGGTATTGAGGGAATAAATATTTTAAGAGATATTTATAGACATGAGCAAATTCAGTATAGAATTTTGTTAGCAGAGAGACAGAGAGGTCTTGCAGAAGCTGCCCTGAAAACAGCAGAAGAAGCTGAGTTATTTCTTAATCAAAAAAGAGATTCGGCAGATGGAGTATGGTCAAATATAGCTGACCTGGTTACTGGAGGAGCTTATTCTGAAACTTATGCTGGAATAAAATCAGCTATCGAAATAATAACAGAGCCATTCCAGGATAGGCCAGATTTAGAAAAATCTTCATTCAAGGCAGCTCCAACACTTGGTGCTTTGGCTACTAACATAGATATTTATTTTCAAGGTCAATTCTATAAAGGATTTTTTACAAATTTTAGCGTAACAGAAAGTACTGGAAAGCTAGGCTTATTTGATTATAGTTTTGATTTTAAAATTACGAAAATTACCGGAAAAAGACTTAACTTCATGCCCTGGCACAGAAATCCATTGAGTGAAGATGGTGAAACTGAAATGAGTCAAAGAAATACGGTATCCAAGGGAACTGATGGTGCTTATAATTTATCATTTCCTTTAAGAGATTCCAATTCAAATTTTACTGGAGAAAGAGTTGTAAATGACCTCTTTAACGACAGAGGAGTACCTGGTATTGATAGCTCTAGATTTAGAGATAATGATATCCAAGATTCTTTAGAAAATTTGGTACCAATTAATAGACGAGGTTTCATTAATGGTGGAAACTCATAGGAGAATTTATGTCGATTGAAGCCTCAGGTGTTAAGCTTCTAAAGAAAAGAATTTCGCAAACTTTAAATAAAGCTTACAATGAAATTGTAAATGGGCAACGCTCTGCATATATAGCTTATGGTGGGATTGATAATCCGCCACAATCTCTTGTGGGTACTGGAGCATCTGTTTATATAAATCAAAATTCTGACTTATCAGTAACTCCTGATACAAGAAATATCATATCAATATCTCCTGAAGCAACAATTTTAATAAAAAAGAAAGTATTCTCTTCACTTGGAAGTCAAAATAATTTAGCTTTTATGGATGAAACCGAAAAGCTCCTACTGAGAGCAACAAAAGCTCTTTTTGCCTATAAGGTTCAGCAAATTAGAGCTTATGAAAGTTTGACTAAGTTTGAAAACTTTTTGTCTAGCAATCAAGCTTATTCTTTGAATTTATTGGCATCTTTCTCAAAAGAAGCTTCATCATTAGGAATTAAAAATTTCCTTTATTCCGAAGAAGATTATGTTCAAAAAAGACTGGAACAATGGTTGCAAGAACCTTCTGAATCTGATCCGCAACTTACAAATTTAAAATATCTAAAAAATTTGCCCGCATCAGATAGCAGAAGGGCTGTTAGAGAGACAGAGGATAAGTTTAGAAAAGAATATTACAAAGATAATTCTGATATATCTTTTATGAATTCTGGCTCTACCAGGATTGATTTTGATAAATTTTTAAACTTAAGTGATAGGCAAGAAAGATATAATAATATTAACAAAGATATTTTAGAAATTTTAAGAAGAGATGCCTTTTCTAAAGATAATCAATTAACCACATGGATTGTCGATCCTAACTCTCAGGAAAATTATATCTTAGGTCCAGGAACTGGAGTAATAGAATTAGCTATATTTACAGGAATAAATACATCATGTAATAACCTGACCAATGAGGCTACGGCTAATTTTGACATATCTTATCCATACAGATTGGGGACTGTTCTTGAGGATGACATAGAAGTAGCAATAGAAGAAGCTCTAAATGGAACCATTGGATTACTCAGCGAATTAATTCACGGTGGTTTGCACTCAGAGGGTATGAATGAAAGAATGCCGGTTGTTGATGGTACTGCCATAATTGGAGCTGCACTTGAATTGGGCGGTGCTGGAAAATTAGATCCTGCAATAGATGTAGATTATGTAAGAGATAGGTTAAGAACCTTTTACTTAGGAAAGCCATTTATTAACCCTCCAGATCCAGTGCATGTATATATGGCTAGTAATAAATCTCTTACTGATTATTCTAATTTGGGCATTGGCAATACTACAAGTCCATCAATAGATCCTTTTCAGATGGATTATTACGAGATTGATAATACAGTTCTTAGGGCAGAATATCAGTTATATTCTAGCAAAAATATATCTTTTGATGATTATAAAAATCTAAGGAAAAGGCAAGAGAATTCATTTAGAATGATCCATGTCTTTGGCGGATTTGTAACAAATACCAGCGAAAGCTATAGCGGAGGTTTTTATAGTCTAAAAGTTTCATGTGCAGATAACATGAAATGGTTAGATTGGACATCATATGTTCTTAGGCCATCATTGGCTGATCCACAAAATATTTTACAAGATCCATTAACTCCATTTGAAATAAAGAAAGATTCCACAGGTCAGGCTATTTATGCTCAAAGGGATTTTCTGTATGAAAATAAAAGATTATTACAATCAGGATTATTAAGCTACGATTCAGGTTTGCTGGCTGGTCAGAATGCTAACGAAGGTAATATAATACAGAGCCAATTCAATGGTTTCGGATCTCTTAGTGATAAAAAGATAGTTCAACATCCCGAAGGGATGGTTTATAGATGGAAGCAGGGAATATTTACAGCTACGGCTGGATTTCAAATTGTAGATCCAACAGGTGAAGATAGTAGAGCAAATACATTATTTTCTCAGCAATATGGAATTCCCGTAGTTAATGATGCCTTAACGAACTTAGATATTCCAAATATTTTAAGCATATTAATCATAGGGCAACCATATGATGTAGAAAGCTTCATAGAGCAGTCTTACGAGGCTCACAACAAACGCGATAAGACAACCAATCTAACCCAAGAGGATCCTCTTACGGGCCTCATTAGCTCCGTTAGAAAGCAAAATGAATACTATGGAAATTTTCATGCCTATAGAACACTAACTGTTGATTCAGAATCTCACAACAGAATGGTAAGAATGGCCGGAGAAAGAAGGGACGCTAATGAGGTTATTAAAAAGTTACAAAAAAGAAAGCTGGAAATAAAGAGAAGAATTACAGATCTAGAAGAGTCTAAAAAATCTGGAGCCACTACTCCAATAGACGCTATCATAGGAACTCTTCAGAGAGAGTTGCAATATATTGATAATGGTATTTCTTCTCAGTTAGATATAATTGATGAAAGCAATAACTTGCTCTCCTCCAGAGACGTTAAGCTGAGAATAGGAACTACAAGTACCGCAAATCTTCCCCTCGGCTCTACCGAAGAAGAAAACAATGAGCTAACAAGAGCCATAATGTCAGTTGGTGCACAAAGAAGAATAGAGGATGTTAGGTTAAACAGAGACAAAAACTATCTTATTATATCAGATCAATATGATACTGCAGATATTCGTCCATATATTTTGGCAATTAATAATACAGGTATAAAACTGTTTGATACAACATATACTACCTCCAAGCAGCAGTGTATAGCCGCATCTCAGTATTTGCGTATGGAATTCTTCTGTAATACTCAAGGACATTTAGAGTTTAGACCACCACAGTGGAACAGAATTCCGTTAACAGTTCTTAAAGATTTTATTGCATTACAGAAGGATAGTAATAAAAATATTATTCCATCATTTATTACAAACCTATTTTCTACCAGAATAGAGAGTTTGTACCTGCAAGTTCATGCTTTAAATATTAAAATTGCAATAATCGCTCTTCTGCTAAGAACTTTTCCAGATAAATACCTTATCCCTAATATTAATCTAGTTGGTCCAACTTCGCTTGGATTTTTTGGACTCAAAATAAATACGCCATCAGGAGGTAAGAATCCAGATGCTGCAAATGCAAGATTGGCGGGAGCAGAGTGGAACACCCTAACTGGTTCGACCACAAGAAGAAATAGCGAAGTTTTTGGAACAGGTATATCGCTTGGTGTCACAACTGGAATTAAAGGCGATGTTCTTTTCGGAAATACGACAGACCTGATAGGATTATTTGATCCCGCAGTACAAGAGAAAAATGATATTATATCAAATGTTTTAACAACTATTTCGGTAAGAAGAGATTCTCAGCCATTATCCAAGATTGATACATATGCAAATGCTGCCACTTTGAATAAGATTAGAAATTCATTTAAGAAAAGATTTGGAATTGATCCTGGAGCTGGACTGAAGCTTGGTGCAGAAATTACTGATAAAGATTTTATTACCGAAGAAAATATAGATCAAGCACTACTTGGAGAGTCTGGCAGAATAGCAGACCTAGCCAGGGCGATATCTCAAAGGGATAGGTTTGTTTCAATACTTAATGCAAACTTAGAAAAACAAAAAGAACTTAAAGAAATCGAACAAATACTCGCAGGAGATCAGGATGAAAATATTGGAAATGTTCCTTATTTAACTGAAGCTCAAGAGTTTTTGAGCAAACTTGCTACATCTACAAAAAGCTCTATAGATCTTCTTACTGGAAAAATCAATAATGGCACAATATTTGATCATCTAATAGAGGATGATACAAGAAATATTTTAGGATTTGGCTCTGGAAGAAGATTTATAATTAGAGATGTAGATATTATTAGTGCAACTTATACCGAAACGCCTCCAGAATACACTAGAGTAAACGTCAAAGGAACCTCCGCATTTGTTGGAGATAATTTGGACAGAGCTACAGAGTCAAGATATTATTGGGCTGGAGCAGTTGATTTTGATCTCTGGAGACAATATGGGTATATATCCAAAACTCTCGAAATACCATTCTTCTCTGATGCGGAAGGCCAGTCTAGACCTTATGCGTATTTAGAGATGATTTTACAAAAAGCCGGAATAAATAGGGGTGATATAACTGTGGCTGGAAATGAGTTTTACCAGCCAGGAGATACGGTTTATATTCCAAGCAAGGGTCTGTTGTATTATGTAAGAACAGTATCTCATAGTTTTAGTTATTCATCAAAATCATTTACAACAAGTCTAGATCTTTCATTAGGTCACCCGCCAGGAGAGTATCTTCCATCTCCATTGGATATTATTGGGCAAGAACTGGTTTCAAATTTAACACAAGATCCACCTATAACATATAGGACAAATGAATCAGATGATAGATATCGAGTTTTGAGACCAGATTCATGTCTTATTTTCCCAACTGGCGGTGCATCAGTTACTGAACTATTATCATATAGGGATAACCAGATTAGATTTACAAACATGATGATAGATGTAAATGGAACTGTAGCTGGAGATAGATACCTCTTAATAAGAGGTTTCGTAAAAGATTCATCAGATCAGCAAGCTATTGATGACGTTAATGAGAAGATAGCTATAGTTAAACAGCTATTTACAAATCCAGTACAAATCACTCAAAATAATCCATACTCTGTTGGTGATGATTTAGTCGAAGGTATATTTCAGGGTATAAACAGAACAAGTTCTGTTTTTGGTGGTCCAGCGGCAGCAACAACTCGTGGCTTACAACAGCTCAGACTACCAAATAGTATCCCAGTTTATCCAGTACCTGGAGATAAAATTATTGAACAAGTTTCATTTCTAAATAAGGAAAAATCTGAAAAAGAATCAGGCAAGAAAAAAGAATATCCAACTGGCCAAATTAGATGTCTCGATAGAAGATTAATTTCTGCCATCAATTCTGACATGAATATTGATGAAGAGGATGTTGTTGGAATATTTCCAAAGGGAGGTCCCAGACAGGGTACATGGCTAGATGTTCGTGGTTCAGTTTTTAGTTTTAATTTTTCTGGTTCTCTTAATGCTATAGAAGTAGGTATAATAGATATTCCTAGATTTGTTAAAGGAACAAAGCAATGAGAGAACAGTTTTCTACATTCTGGCCATATGAGGTTGAAGTTTTAGAGGTAGATGACGTTACCGGAGAAATTATAGTTGCTGACAACTTTTCTTTGGAAGATAAACTCAGAACAACACTTCCACCACTCTATGGTGGCTCTGATGGCTCCGGCTTGTTTATGAAGCCATCAGCAGGTGATAGACTCCTGTGTGTTAGAGTTAAGAACGGAAGAGACAGTATGACTCTTCCCATTAGATTGCTTTCAATTAAAAATAAATATAAATCATCTTCTTCTTTAGTTAACTCAGGAGATATTCCTCCTGGATACAGAAACTATCCTATTTCCAACCTAAAATCTGGAGATGTAGCCCTAACCTCTAGATCTGGAGCCGATTTATATTTAACTGGAACTGCAAATTCATCTGATATATTTCTAGGAAACTCTGCCAAACATGGTATTCATGTAAATAAAACGTCTGCAGATACAACGTCAACAATTTTATCTAGATATATTCAGGTACTATCATCTGCATCTAAAACATTTTCAGGAACTGTAGTCAGGACAGAGCCTGGGACAGATCAGCTTAGTGCAAAAAGCGTAATAAATAATGAAATAGTAGCTTATGATAAAAATTCAGATGGAAAAAAACTTGCCTTTTACACTGGAGCGGATCCATCTCCATTTAAAAATAATGGAATATTAAGAAATCCAGAGCTTTCACATACTAGAACAGTAATAAATGAATTTTCAGAAATATATAATTGGAAAGGATTTGATAAAGAATATGATCTAACAGACTCTACTGGTACAGTTGAGCTAAAAACCACTAGAGAATTAAGATCTGTTAATCCTAGAAATTCGCTTTATTTAGGACCGTTTCAACTCATAGAGGTACTTGCAGGAAATATAGTAACAAGTAGAGGAAGCGTTCTCGATATTAATTATAGTATAGTAAAACCCGGAGATTCCACAGGAAAACATAAGAAAAAAGTTCCAGAAATAGATTATGAAGAAGATAGGCTGATCTCAAGAAGAGGTCTTGGATATCATTTTCAATTATCAACAAATTCCAAATCCAATACTATACCAACTACGGATAAAAATTTTATTTTTTCATTAGATAAAGAAGGTGTTTTAAAGGTTAATGTTCCAAAATCTTCTAATACAGGAAACGTTCCTTATCCAACTTCTGCAGTCTTGTATACCGATTCTGGCGGAGTAATTTCAAGACCGATTAGCTATGGTTCTGATATACCTGAGAATATAAAGAACGGTTCTGAAAAGGTGCCTGTATTACTGAAGGATAGCGATGGAAATGTAATTCTTCCCAATCCAAATCTTTTAATAAATAGGGTATTTAGCGGTTCAAATAGAGAGCAAGCAGAAGAAGCCCTAACAAGACCAGTTGGAATTAGGTTTTCTGATGATTCATCTTATTTTGCAAACCTAGGAACAAATCAGGTTGATGGAAATACATTAAGAGTTCAATTTACAAAACATCACAATATGTATGCTGCAGCAGAAGCCATTATTGCAAATCGTATAGAAAAGATAAATGTACCATTTACAAATGCTCCAACAGAATTTATTTCATCTGGAAATATAACAGGAAAAGCTTTTGAGTTAATTAGCAAAACACTAAAGCCTTCCGGAGAAGACCCTAATGATATAAAATATATGTCAACAGTATCCGTATCTCCTGGATTGCCAGCTATAGAAACTGGAGGAAAAACTGTTGTTGCAGGAACATCATCCATTCAAAATACTGACTCTCTCGGTAGGCCAACTTCTGTTCCATTCTCAAATGATTTTAAAGTTTCTGGTTCTGGTTCTGACTTAACGACAGGAAATTTTAATAAAAATGGAGAAAAAAGACTTGATCCGGGAGGTAAGAGCGCTTCAGTAAACCTAGAAGGGTCAGCTGAAATATCTGTAGGAAAAGATAATTATGATCAAAAGTCGATAGTTCTAGATACTGCCGGTTCTATTATATCATGGCTTGGAAAAGATAGAAATGGCAGAAGTTTGGTAGTTCAAACTGATGGAGAAGTTCTTTTGAACGTCGGTGGTTACAGTGGAAACTCTTTCAATACTGGCAGATTTGATTTGAGAGTAAACGTAACAGATAAGGGATTTTTAGGTGAAACTGGAGATCAAGGAACTGAATCTGGTCACGCTTCCGATTACATTATATCAATTAGTGAAAATGGATTAGTAATAGCTGGAATGAATCCAGGTGCACCTATGATAATTAGAAATGATGGAAACTTATGTCTTGAAAGTTCTGCAAAACTAATTCTATCTGGAAATAGCGTTGTTATTAGGGATAGAAGCATGCCAGAGAGCTTTACCCACACAACTCCCACTGGTAATGATACACCCGGTGCAGATAAGATTAATGGTCCAAGTAAGATTGCCAATATAGCAGAGGCAGTTTCTAAGAAATAATGCTTATTAATCAAATGCAGCTAATATTTATATTTATTAACGTATAATAAATATATTTGGAGATTTTATGGCCTCAAATAAAAACTTATTACCAACTGCTGTTGGGCCAATAAAAACTGATGAAGTTTTTACCAATGCGTTTGTAAACTGTAAGAAAAACCCGAACCAACCTAATCCTAACGGACCAGGTACAGCAATAGGGTATGAGGTTCTATATCCAATAATCCCAAACAATAGTGGGGGCAAAGATCTTGTTCCGGTTATTGGCGGTACCGTATTAAAGGTAAATATTGGAGAAAATGCAAAATATATTACAGATAATGAAGCAGAATCATTAAAAGATGCAAATGATATTAAAGAAATTATTCAAAATCTTTTATCAAGATATAATCAACAAATTGATAGATTAAAAAATTCAATAAATTCAAATATTACTGAAGCAAGTGATGCTGGAGCATTTGATATCGATGAATTAGTTGAGGCAAGAAATCTAATCAACCGAACACTTGAGGATATGCCTGGTCTTTCTGAAAATTGGAAAGTTTCTAGCATACCTGTAATGCAATTAGCATCATTGATTGTTAGTAATTCTCAATTTACAAATGCAACAGATTTGCAAAAGAAAATAGATGAAGACAATCAAGATAGTGTTCCAAAGAGAAATAACAACCTAAGAACTATAGGTGGTTTTAAGTTTATTCCAATTAATGTAATAAAGAAAATTTTTGATGATTGTATTTTGCCAAAAATGGCAAAATTTAAGGGTTTTACAGGAAAGACATTTGAGGAATTATCTAAATTTGGAGAACTTAAAGATGGAGTTTATTCTAATTTAAATGACGATTTAATAACAAATGTAATTCTTGAGTTATTTACTATTTTTAGAATCAAAGATATTTCTAACCCATTAGGTAATGAAATCTCCGGTTACTATACTGCCCATAATGGCTTCTTATATGTCAAGATGCCCGACATGTCTGGCAGAAATCTTGATGGAGATTCTGAAGATCCTTTTGATTATGATAACGAAGAAACCGAAAGTACTTTTGTATTTTTAGAACTTTACCAAGAAGTTACATCTGATATAACCACTTATATTCCGCTAGTTCTGGAGACGGCATCATCGCCAAGTCCTTCGCTAGTTGAGGACGGGCTTACAGATATTGAAACTTTAGATATAGAAATATCAAAAGATGGTCTAGGAAAAGTTGATGGTCTTGAGTTTTACCTTTCACCTATTATAAATATAGATGCATCAACAAAAGTAGAAGGATTTGTTAGAGAACCTAATGGATTAGAATTATCATCTTTTCCAGCAATAAATTATACAATTGATAATTTAACTAATGAGCAAATTTATTCTATTTTTACTACTTTAAAAAAATCAGCTTATTTAAACTTAGACAAGATATTAGGGGTTAATACACAAAGCATTTCTAGTAGTGTGCAATCTCAAGTTCAAACTAGAGTTGACGTAACAAATGCATTAAAAAATTTATTACAAAAAACAGGATTGCCATTAGGCGTATCTCTATCTTTTATTGGAATTAGCTCTGCCCAATATCTTCTTGGCGAAATGAACAAACCAGAAGTTTTGATTGGTAGTCGCGGGGATAAGGCAGAGGCAAAAACTGGAAGTCCGGAATCTAACAGGTTCTTTGATCCAAAGACTCCATCTACAAAGCCTATTATGGCATCTGTTCGTCCAAATATAATTGATGCTTCCGAAATATCAGAAGATTTTTGGATAAAACTAGATAAATCATTAGAAGATGATAAAATAATATTAAAAATACCTTCTAATTTAATATCTGATGATCCTAAAAATAAAGATGTAAAATTTTATACAGTAGATGGAAAAATAGAATTTGCTCTTTATATTCATGATAAAAATTCCAAGCAGATCGTTAGAATGCCTGGAAATAATATTGTAGTTGAGGCTCCAGCCATCGAGGCTGTAGCTGGAGATCCGGTCAGAGATGGCGATAAGATAAATATCTCTATTCAGATAAAGAATAAAGGCAAAAATGTAAAAAAAGAAGATATTTCTAATATAAAAATTGGAACCTTAATTAATTTTATTATTTTAAAACCAAATGAAACTAAAAATGGAATAAAATTTGATTTAGATAATGAAAGGATAGTTGTTGAAAATATTGATGATCTAGTTAATAAGTTTGGCCAGGTAACAAAACTACCTGCTATAATTTTGAGAAAAAATGGAAAAAAATCAGCAAAATTTGATATCTTCTTTGGAGATTTAAAAGATAAGCCAAAGGAAGAAAACCAGCTTGGATTCGATAAACTAAAACTTAATGGATTGAGATTTCCAGGTGGCTTAGTACATTCTATTCCACTTCTATTGGACGGAAGTCAAGCTACCATCTCCATTAAGGCTAGTAGAGGTGTGTTTTCTAATCCAAATATTCCAATTTATTCATATTTACTGATAAAACAAAATACCATTACCGAAACTATTCTTTCTCAAGATTTTGGTTTTTTAAATAAAGACTTCAAAGAAATAACGTTACCAGAGCTAACGGATGGTAGTAAAGATCAGAAATATTATGCTTTATTTTCAATAAAGAATAAAGCCGGTGATGCAAACTTAAAGATTGTTAACACCAAGCAATTGGACATTAATTTTCCAGGAAGTTATGACAGAGAAATCAATATATCTAGATTTTATGAGTTAGAGCAAAATCTACAGGGAACTCAAAATACTATTTATTATCTTATCACATCGCAAGAGATAACTGAATCAAGTTCAGGAACTTTCGAGAAGGATGATGAGGGTTTTTACAATTATGGATTGCTGCCAGTTGGAAAGCCTGGCGATATAGAAAAGCCAGCATTCGTAAGACCCCCATATATCGTTGGAATGGTTGCAGATTTACCAGGAAAGAGTGGTGCAGCAATTGTTTCAAATAGAAGGGTTAAAGATTTTGATGAAGGTACTAAAGATAGTATAGCAATAAACATTGATAGTTTAA